TATTACTGATTCTATTCCAACTAACGCAAAACAGTTATATCCATCTGCATTTGGTGCTTCATACGGTAACAGTACTGTCGACCTTAGTAACAAAGCTAATAATGACAAGATGCTAGAAGAGTATGATAACTGGTGGCGAATGCAAAATGGTGAAGAGAAAGACGAAGTAGGTGAGAAGTTTCATCAAAAATACTACAATATGAGTCTAGAAGAAAAGAAAGCTGCTCAACAGCAAGCTATCGACGATGACCCATACTATAATCCTGTTAAAAGATTAAAAAGTGTATTTCAAGGTCTATCCATTCCCGGTTTATCATATGCTGATTTTGCAAACGATGCTCTTGGTACGATTGTACCGGGGTATAACAGACTAGATGAGAAGTGGGATAAAGCTACACAGCTTGATAATCCTACACATCAAAAGCTACGTAGTATACTCTCTGTTGTATTACCATCTATACATGCTGGTGGTAAGATACAAGGAGCTGCAAATGCTTTTAATGTAGGTAAACCATGGTATCAAAGGCTTACTAATACAATAGTCTCACAAGGATTAGGAGATGCAGCTATCGTAGGTCTTAGTGATGTTGGTGAAGAGAACAACGTTGCTGAAGCACTTGCTGATAGTGTACCGGGTTTATTTGGACCAAAGGGTAGAATACCTTTACCAGAGTGGATAGTCACAAAAGATAGTGATAGCCCTGCTGTAAGAAAAAGAAAGAACATGTTAGAGGCAGCACCTTTTGCTGTCTTCGGTACAATCATTGGAGCTGGTATAGATAAACTAGCTGGCAGAAAAATGCTAGACTGGATGGAGCCACTTGATGATACAGCTGCTCAATACAAACAAACACAACTTGAGTTAGGCGGTGACAACGATAAACTTATAGAGTTACAAGAAATCAGAACACAGCTATCTCTTGGTAGTAAAAACTTAAGTAGACAAAACGAGAATATTCTAATCAATAGACAGATCGAGTTAGAAAACGAGTTAGGTATTATTGATAATATGGATGATGCTTCTCGTATTGCTGACAATAGTGCCGCAAGAGAATCACAAGAAGCTGCAATACGTAAGATCGAGAATCCAGAGCAGTTAGAACTGTTTGATGGTTTTGACGGTGACATAAACCCCGGCATACTAGATGACGCTTCTACGACTAGGCAGACGCCTCCTCCGGGCAATGTAGCACGAAACATGGCTGATACTACAGCTATCAAGAACGGAGCCTCTGAGGGCGATCCAGCACCTATTATAACAGAGTCTATGAGACGTAAAGGACTGATGGTAGGTCCGGGGTCTCGTGGTGCTGTGATGGGTGTTGCAGAAGAAGCAAGAGAAGCTGGTAGATTTAATGCTCTTGTAGATGGTTTTAGATTTAGTGCAAAAGAGATGAGTGCAGCTGCATGGGGTATCTATAATGATATTATAGCAGCTGGATCAATAGATGAGGTTAGAGAACTTTTCTTAGCTGACAGAGATGTCAAGAACTTACTTATGGGTAAGTTAAAGGTTGAAGTTATCAACGAAGAGCAGGCAAGAGCAGCAGCATTTGCTATGCGTGATTTGATTGATAAATTTTTAGGTAGAGATGTAACAGCATCATCTGCAAGAGTTATGGATACATTAGGTAGAGAAGCTAACACAATGGCAGAAGCTCTACAAGAAATGCAACCATACGTAGATGAAGAACACGTAATGGATCTGATTATCGATAAGTTAGAATTTCTTATGGATGAGTATGCTTTGAATAAGTATATATCTGGTTGGAGTTTACGTAACAAAAACTGGTTTGACCAAATACCTCCTCAAAACGTCACAGAAGCTCTTGCCACTTTAACAGAAGAGTTTACAACAGCTGAGAATGCAATACATGCAAAAAATCTTAAGTTTAGTAAACTACTTAAAAAGCTAAAGAAAGAGAATCCTATGTATTTAAGACCGTTGATGGATGCGTTTGCACACTCAAACGGTGACGTAGATACTATAGCAAAATTACACGCATGGGCAGCAGATCAGATTACACCGTTAGGTATGTTAAAAAGTCCTGATCCTAAACAATTAAACTTGTTTGCTAAAAGTGCATGGAGTGTTGTATATAATAATGTATTATCTGGATTATCTGCTCTGAGAGCTAGTGTTGGTAATGGAACACAGCTAATACTTAGACCTATGACCGCAGTGCTTGGTCATGGATTTTATGGTATGGCAGACGACTTTGCTGGATTGAAGCGTACTTTTTACTACAATGGTGCAGTCTTCGAGACTAACCGTAGAGCTTTGTCAGATGCGTTTACTATGATGAAGAAAGCTCATAAAGATCCTGACATGATGGTTAAAGCATATCGTAAAGACTTTGTGTTTAAAAGCGATAGAGCTTGGGATATCATGGAAGATATGCGTAAAGTATATGAAGCTGAAGGTAACTATGGTAGAATGTTACAACTAGATACAGCTGTTCGTTTGAAACAGTTAGGTCAGTTTAAGTGGATGAGATATGGTATGACAGGAATGGTATTTCCTGATGTATTTACATCGACTCATTTAGCACACTATCTATCACGTACCAGAGCTTACGATGATGTCTTTAGTGACAAAGGTTTTGCTGATTGGACAGAGATAATGAAAGCTGAGAAGATTCATTATAAGTCAATGTTTGACGATAATGGTCTAATCAAAGATCAAGTACTACGAGCTACTGCTGGAGAAGTACAACTTAACTTAGATGATGGTTTAGCACGTTGGATTAACCAAGGTACTACTGCATATCCTTTTGTTAAGTTCTTAATGATGTTCCCACGTACAAGTAGTAACTATATCAAAGCTGCATCTTCGTGGACTCCTATCACTCTAATACCCGGAATCAATAAATATAGTAAAACTCTATATGCAAAAACAGATGATGACATCGCTGCTGCTTTATTAGAGCATGGCGTTGACATGGCTAAGACTCCTAATGCTCGAGTTATATGGGAAAACCTAAGAGCTGAGTATACAGGTAGAATGGCATTTAGTAGCATGTTAGTTGGCTCACTATGGCAATACGCTATGGGTGGTAACATACGTGGTAACGGACATTATAATGCGTCACGTAGAAACAAGGAACGTAACCAAATGGGTTATGAACCTAAGACTGTAAGAATAGGTAATTCTTGGGTAAGCTATGAAGGTATTATAGGTGTTGAGCATGTGCTAGCACCTCTAGGTGATATGGCATACTATGCTAGAGATTTAGATGAATCATACCTAGAAAACTTTATGTCTAAATTGACATGGACTGTAGCTGCTACATTTTTAAATCAAACACCTTTACAAGGTTTAGAACCACTTATATCAGTTACTAACGGTGACTTAACAGGTTGGAGTAGACTTACTGCGAATACACTTAGATCTTTCTTACCACTATCTGGTGGAGCTGGTGTATTGAGTAATGCTATTACATCATCACAGAAAGATATTGAAGCAGAAGTTATTTCTGTTGTTAAAAATAGACTACCCGGATTCTCAAGTACACTTCCAGAACAGATAGATATATGGACAGGTCAGCCACTTAACGATGTCAACAATCCATTTTTAAGAATGCTTAACGCTGTCAGTCCTGTACAAGTAAGTGGTACAAGAGAGCCTTGGAGAGTATGGTTACAAGAAACTGGCTGGAACGGACTGTCAATGTTAAAGAAAGATTCTACAGGATCTTACGAATATACACCAGCAGAACGTGAGCTTATTAATAAATATATTGGTGAGCAACAAATGTATTTACAGCTAGACCGTATTATTAAGAATCCAAGATACCAAAAAGAAATCGAACAACTTAAATTATATCGTCAAAATAATTCTGACTTCAGTGAAGAGCGTGTTAAATTACATACAGAAAAATTACCTGTATTTAAAGAAATCAATAACATTGTTAGAAATGCTCAGAAAATAGCAGAGCTTAGATTATTACGAGAAAGACCTGACATCGAATCAGTTATACTAAATCAGCAAAGAGCTAATGAAAGTATGAAAGAAGGTGATGTACAGGGTGCAATAAGAGCACAAAACCGAAACCAAGCCACTCAAAATTTAATTAACATGAGGAAGTAACCACAATGAGTGCTGTTACAGAAAACAACTATACAAGTAATGGTTCACAAACCAATTACAATTTTACATTTCCATATCTTAAGACATCGGACGTTAAAGTAAGTCTCGATGGGGTCGAAACAACTAACTTTACGTTTGTTAATGCTACGACCATACAATTGAATAACGGGGCTACACCACCAGTAGCGACAGCTCCAGCTAATGGAGTTAAAATCAGAATACTTAGACAAACTACAGTTGATAACTTAGCAGCAACATTTTATGCAGGCTCGGCGATTAAATCAGAAGATCTAAATGAGAACTTTACACAAAACTTACATGTTACACAAGAGGTAAACCAGAGGTATCTTCCAACTACTGGAGGTACTTTTACTGGCCCTTTGAATCTTGGAAACAATAGAATTACTGATCTAGCTAATCCAGTCAACGCTAATGATGCAGTTAACAAAGCTACACTACAATCTACTATTGAAACAGATGTATTAGCTGGTACTGATTTATCAAAGACTGCAAGTGGTGGTCAGGTAACTATCAATCATGATGTTGCTGGTGCAAACACAACCATCAATAACAGCAACGGTAACGTTATTCAAGATCTAACTATATCAGCTCAAGGTCATGTTACATCAGCTGGTTCTGTTGACTTAGACGGTAGATACTATACAGAAACTGAACTAGATGCTGGTGCTCTTGACTCACTATACTTTAGACAAGACAGCAGTGAAACTATAACAAGTGGAGTCCCATGGTCTGCCGGTGATACTCATGTAGCTACTACAGCTGCTATTGATGCACGTATCATTGACTTAGTTGATGAAGTTGGTGGTTTTGATATCGTCAACGATGAGCAAAGTTTTCCTGATACAAACCCCGGTGGAACTACAGGACAAGCAGCTGTTATAAGTGTTAAAGCAGCTAGTCAAAATCTAGTCCCAACTGGTACAACAGTTACTATACCTAACGGTAACTTAGCTAATAATGCAAGTATTACAATTAATAATGTACCAAGTACAATCCCTACAGGATTTGGATTCTTAGTAGAATCTACAAGTACATTACATACATATACATTTCATAGATTAGTACCAAAAGCAACAGAGGTTACAACAGTTGCTAATAATGCAACAGCTATCGCAGCAGCTGGAAATAACACAACTAATATAAATAACGTTTATAACAACGAAGGTAATATTAATACAGTTGCTACTAATATAGGCAACGTAAATAATGTTGGAAACAATATAGCAAACGTTAATACAGTTGCAAATAATTTAACTGACATTAATGCTTTCGGTGACACATATCAGATTGCTTCTAGTGATCCATCAGCGAGAGCTGACGGTTCAAGTTTACAAGAAGGTGACTTATATTTTAATACTACTTCAGACGAACTTAAAGTTTATAATGGTGGTACTTGGCAAGGTGGTGTAACAGCTAGCGGTAACTTAGCTAGTCTTGGAAGTAATACATTTACTGGTAATCAAATTATTAATGGAGCAGTAACTGCTACATCTTTTACAGGAAATGGAGCAAACTTAACTAATTTACCTGTAGACCTTACTCAATTAAATGCAACAAACTTAACATCAGGAACAATTCCAGATGCTAGATTTCCAGCTGTTTTACCAGCTGTTAGTGCAGCTAATTTAACTAATCTTCCAGAAACAGGAGGTTTAGTTGGAGGAGGCTCTGACAAAATATTTGTTGAGGCAGATAATGTAATGAATACTGATTTTACAACAGGAACAAATAAAAATTATCTGAATATTCTTCCGTTAACAATTAATGCCACATTTACTGTGTCCCCCGGAAGTCAAGTACAGTTTGTAACAATTTAGAACTATGTTACTTCAAATGTATTACCTCATGTCTATAACAACGTTAGTAGGCGGAGGAGGTGAA